ATGCTGATTGTATCTGTTCTCAAATGCGGTAAAGAATTTACCCCCAAACACGCACAATGGCTGCATAGCCAATTTAAAGGCATACCTTCAATTTGCTTAACTGATGCTGGAAGTATCCCTGGTGTTGAAACCGCACCGTTAATGCATAACCTTCCAGGTTGGTGGTCTAAGATTGAGCTTTTTAATCCAAACCATCCGGTAATAGGTGATAAGGATCTGCTTTATTTTGACGTTGATGTTGTCATAACTGGTGATATCAAAATCTTTGATGCGGCGAAAGAGTTCACTATGCTGCGTGAGTTTAACCACCCTTCCAGGGTTAACTCATCCATTATGTTCATTCCTGCGTCTATCAAACAATATGTTTGGGATGCGTTCTGGACTGACCCCGAAAAAAATATGCATGAATGCCAAACAGAAGATAAATGGGGTGATCAGGGATTTCTGGGCAGCGTCATGAAACCTGTATTGTGGCAAGATATAATTCCCGGCTCTGTTGTTAGTTACAAATGCCATATAGCCACACGCAAAATGATAGGTTACAACCCTGACTTGGCATCAGATTATGCTACTGGCAAAGTTCCTGATGATGTTTCAGTTGTATGTTTTCACGGTAGTCCTCGCCCATGGCGAACAGGGTTCAGTTGGGTTCCTTCCTTTTCTGTACGCGATACCCTGTATGGTAAATTCAAAAATTTTAAACTCAGTTTGAAGTAATTTTTTTCAGTTGTTCTATAAGAAAAAATTTCTATCCATCCCGCGCCACATCTGATGTCGCGGTTTTTTTTTACAGAATACCCCCCTTACTAACGATCCACAAACACCGCCTAAAATTTAATTTTTCTTTTATTTTCTGTGAGTTGTAATTTTACGCCGATCCCTCACAGATCCTTTTTACTGAAAAAAAATGAAATTTCTTTCAATCATTTCAGTTTCTGTTCTCCGCAAAGCCGCCAGTAATGGTGCGGTCTGGCGCTCTGGTTTGTAGAAAAATAAAACTGAAAAAATTTCCAGATCCAGAAACCGCAGGCGGGTGCGGTGTAGTGCCGTTTTTGTCTGCGAAAGATTTATTTTGTCTGCATGTGGCTACCTCAGAGCGTCGCTGTGAATTTGATCTTATTGCGGTGTCGCAGTGGTTTCCCTAGTGTTGTCCCGCCTGCTGAGAGCGTTCTGTGCGGTCTGGTGGTGGGTACAAAAAAACCCGCACAATGCGGGTTAAGGTGTGTTCAATTCATATCAACCGATATAAGAACGTAGTTACTGACAGGCTTTTTGTCCAATGTAGTATGCAATTGAGCGGTCAACTATAGGGGCCATATTTGGATCTGGTGCCGAGTTATTCATCTGCTCGATGGTCTCACCGTCTCCAAGATATTTAACTGTCCCGGCAGTACAGTCGTACAGCCGCTTTGAATATGATGTTCCAGAAGGCCCCTTTCTTTCGGTTGTTATAGTAGCCATGCTGCCGTCGCGAGTCTTATCTAAAATCGTGTAACTAGCCTTCGTATCTGTTGGCACATAAACAACCTCAGCCGCAAACACATTGAATGAAACTGCTGCTCCTACAGCTAATATAATGAAATTTTTCATATCCCTATTCCTATCATTTGAGTATGCAATAATCCTATCAAGGAACTGAGAAAACGACAAACCTCGCGTTTTGTGGGCTGTCTGGAATGGTCAGGCAATGATGTTCTGGTACTTGCTCCGGGTCTGTCCGGCCTTTGTCGCCGTCTGGGTAAATGCTCCGGCATTGGTTGGCGTACCAACACTGGGGTGCGAATGGCTTGCGCACTGCTGCGCCAGTTCTGCCAGTAAATCAATGGTGTCCAACATCATGGTCAGCGTGTTTATACTCTCACTGCCGATATGGACGGTTGGCCCCATAATCTGCTGACCGCCCGATGCCACCGATTTGCGTAATGCAGCAATCTTTTCAGTCAGGGTTCCCCCCACATCAACATCTACGGCTCCCGCCACATTAGTGGACTGTTTCCCGATTATCTCAGTTTCATCATTCCCTTCAATACTGGCCAGCCTGTTACCTTTCACCGCCTGGCTATAGTCACCAGCACTTACCTGCTGGATGGCTCCGGCCAGCAGTGTGGCGGTTCCCAGTACCGTGGTTTTATCCGTGGCTTTCACCGTGGTTTCACGGCTGACCAGTTCGCGCTGTTCCGTATCGGCTTTTACGGTTCGCGCCATCGATGTTTCACTGATGGTCTGATCGGTCTGCCTTACCCAGTCACCCGCCTGAGTCACCCTCTGAGATACTTCTTCCCGCTGCTGCTGTAATTGCTCACCGGGTTTAACGTCCGGCAGGCTGGTACCATCCGGCAGCGTCTGCCTGATAAAGGGTTTATCCGGTCTGCCCCCCGTGAATGCAACCTCAACCAGCGTCCCTTCTGGCGGAAACTGAAACATACCCGAATCATTCCCGGCCATCGGTACCGGCAACGGCACCGCTGAATAAACAGGCGTCTGATTGTCCGGGTTTCCGTCTGCGTCAAGCAGCTGCACGTCCACGGCGTAACGTGGCCGGAAGGGATCGGCAAAGTTACCGCTTTTTACCGGCTCTGAATGCGCCACGACTCTGGTCATCTTTGGCAAATGAAGCCCGGATGCCAGTTCCGGGTAATGGCTTTCAATCTGCCGTTGCGCCGGTGTTTTCTGCAAAGGTTTACCCGTTGCGCGGTTTCTCGGCGTCCATGTGATCGCCATCGTGTCATTCGTCAGGTGAACTTTAGTCACGCGTTCACCGTTCATCTCCACCCCTGGCCGCATAGTCTGGATCACTGGTAATGTCACAGAGTTACCGCCAGCAGCCCCCTGGCTGAACTCTGACGGGATTTCTACAGGACGACCGGCAAACAATGACTTTTCTGCGCCGCCGACGTAAAGCGAACCATCAGGCAACTGGTACCAGATGTAATCCTGGATACTGAACGCCCTGCCCAGATTGTTCAGCAACTGATAACCAGTACCGTTATGGGTAAAATGTGGGATGGGGGTATCGCTGTACTGTGCATCAGGCACACTGACTGTGATCCCGCTGTTTTCTTCCAGCCAGCCCGCAATTTCACGCAAAGTCGGGTGTTGAAACGAACATGGCCACATCCTCTCAAACACACCTGCCAGCTCACGAATGAACAGACGCTGAAAACCGTTTTCAGCGGGCTGCGATCGCTCCACATACCCCGTAAACCAGCGCAAAAGCAGATCGGTATACCCCACATCCAGCCGCACCAGTTTTCCGGTGTAATCGGTTGTTGTCTCTGCGGTGATGAAGCCCCGGCCGCAGCTGTTCAGCTCCAGTACCAGGCTGGCATCCACCAGGTGAACTTCATCCGTTGAAAGATAAAGGCGTTTTACTGGTTTCATCATTAACCCAAAGCATCATTGACGGGCTTCAGCACTTTGCGTTCAAACCACGTCAGTTTTTCTTCATCTTCTCCGGCAGACTGGCCACCGTTCTGTCCCGCACTACCGGCAGTCTGTTTTTTTGCGGTCGTCTTACCTGTTGCCCTGGCCTCTCGCTTTTCCTGCACGCTGATATGTTCCGCCAGTGTGAATGTCACCAGCCAGGACATTTTCCCGTCCTGCTGGGGTGCATCCAGCATTCCGCTGAACGTTGCTTCACGAAAGTTAACAGCACGGGCAACTTCATGCGCCACACGGTACTTCTGACGATTACCACTGGCATCGGTCGCACTGGCCAGCTCAAAAATACGCTTCAGAATTTCAGGCTGTTTAAAAGGTATTTCACCGCTGATCCGCAGTTCCTTTCCCTTTGCTCCCTGCTCTGATTTTGTTGTGGCGCTGGTCTGGCCGGACTGATCTTTATCCTGAAATTGCTGTGAAACAGTCACCCGCATGTTTTTCAGCTGGATGGCCTCGCCATTAAGCGCCAGTGTCGGGATCGAAGTCATGAATCATTCCCTTTATTCCATCAAGATTATCGCCAACCAGCATCATGGCAGCGGTGTAAACGGCAGACTGCTGCGGAATGTCCTTCATCAGTTCCAGTAACGTGGTGCCGGTATCTCCGCTGGCAGTAAAAACCCACGCTCTGGCACTCTTTCCCTGTAAATCATTCAGGCCGCTGGCCACATCTCTGATAAGCTGGTCACGCAGCTGCGTGAACTCGCCCAGCTGTTTTTTCAGCCCTTCGATATCAAACCCGGCACACGCCGCCTTTTGTGCCTGGCTGATTGCCATAGCAGATAAAGCTGCCCTGCTGGTTGGTACAGACAGTGGAATGGACGCAGGTAACGCTGCGGCGGCTTTCGCCGGGATCTGCATCTTTTCAATAGCCAGCGCTGCGAAGGATTGCGCCAGCCGTTTTACCTGCGTGAATGCCGGGGCGGGGAAAATCCCGACCAGGTTATTCAAGCTGGCCATAAAGTTTTCCTGCGTCTGTCCGGTGACCATCATAATCACCACGTCCGCATTCCCCCCCGTTCCGGCCAAGCGTTCAGCAAGATAGCGAACGGCATTAACCGGGCTGAGATATGCCCCGTTCGCAGTCTGCTGTCCCAGCCCATAAATCCACGGATGCGCAGGGACGATCGAACAGTTCAGCGCAGCAACAGAATCCGTGAAGGCCAGACGTGCTTCACGCCACATTTCCAGGCACCTCCGGCCACACAATTTCCGGTGCATCTTCCGGTTGAATACGGTTCAGTAAAACGCGGTATTTTTTCCATGCGGTAAGCAGCAGTGCTTCTTCTTCGGTCGCCATGTCTAAATCAACGGCATCCTGCAATGTGGCAATGGCGTCACTGGCCTGTTTAAGCAGTCTTTTCTTTTCGGCATCTGCCTCGCTGACTAATGCAATTCGCATGGCCTCCGCATCATCCACCCACCCACGCCTTACCATTCCATTTTTGCCAGGCATTAGCCGGTGCTAACGTGGTTGTCCCTTCCGGGTACCCCCCTGGCTCGATGATCACCACTTCATTACCGTTTTCTGTATCAAACACCACCTCACCACGATGATCCTCACGGGAAATCCATCTTTGCTTCTCTGAATCAAAAATTGCCACAAACCCCGCTTTGATTACCGGTGGTTTTATTGTGGTGCAGTTGACTGGCAGTCCGGTATGCGCAGGTATAAAAGCATCACCCGAACCAATAAATTCATTCGTGTCTGAACGCAGGTTATAAACAGTAACTGTTTGATCGGTTTCACTCATTTTAAAAGTCATTATGCGAGTCTCACTATGTAGTTAAATGCAATATTCTTAACTGTCGTTTCTGTGTTACCCGACGCGGCGACGCTAATCGTGTGACTATGTGCGCCAATTGCTACGGTATGAGAGTGAGCGCCAATACCTACGGTGTGATTGTGTGCGCCAATAGCTACGGTGTGCGCATGGTTTCCCGCCGAACTTGTAGTAGTCGCGCCCTTATCCTGTCTGGGTACACCATAATCCGAACCGCCAGACTGCACACTAACGGCAAACCCGACAGTGTGCGTATGCGCCCCCGTTGTATTTGTCGTTTTCGTGCCATAGTCAAATGTGCTCGCCGTTTTAGTACCGTAATCAAATGAGGATGTTGATTTCGTCCCCAAATCGGTACTGGATGCACTGGCTGTGTGTGAGTGGGATTTATTACCATCATCTTCATAGGACAAAACTTCGCGGCCGTCTGGTTTCCCTTTGATTGTCCAGCGGCGCATGTCAGGAATAACACCCGACGGATACGCGATGGCCAGTAAAGGATATGCAACCTTATCAAAAGATTGTCCCTGCATAATTGCCCACCCTACAGGCGGGATATTCGTTGGCCACGGAAGCGGCACACCAACCGGCAGAACATCACTACGACTTAAAACCGCCAGTTCACCCAGTTCCAGACTTTTTCTGGCTTTCGCTTTGTCGTTAACATCAGCAAGGTTTGCATCCTTACGCAAAAAATCGCTGCTGGCCTGCTGTTCTCCCAGGCTACCTTTTGGCCGTAGATCCGTGATGTTGCCATCCACATCAATGCTGGCCACCGCAAACACATAATGCTGAACCCCGTTCTGAACGTAATCAGCAAGATTTGCAGCCACCGTGATTTTGCTCTGCACATTCCAGACACTGGTCAGCGTCCCTGTCCAGCACACATCCAGCCAGACTTTTACCGGCTTTGTCGTCACCGTAATATTCTGATTCGCAGCCAGTGACGCACGAAGTCCAGCCACATAACCCGTGCCTTTCGTGACAAAAAACTGATTGCCGGTTTTGGCTACCAGATACCCGTTACCAAAAAACGCAGCCGCACCATAGATATCCATATTTTCAAGGCGCTGGCGCTCATCCATTCCGGCCATACGCGCGGTGAAATCAATCTGCCAGGTCTCAGCGGGCGTATTAATCCCGGTTTCCGTTTGTGCGCCGTTGTACTCCATCAGAAACGAGCGGGTCAGCACGTTCCCCTGTTGCCCTTCTTTTGTTTTCAGTTTCTGCTGTGATGGTGCATGGACAATCATTGCCAGCGTACCGCTGGCCTTATTGAGCAGACCGATCCAGTTAAAACTGAAATCACCCACATCTGCGCCCAGCACTACGGAATAAACCACCCCGTTTTCATTCACCACACCTGTGCGGGTAACAGACTGCCGGTGAACAATCTGTGCTGTCGGGGGCAACGCTTCATTGCGATCAACAGGTGTATCCGGGTTTAAATCCGGCACACTGGCAAAAACAAATTCGTCCAGTAGTACCGGTTCACCCGTTGCGCCCTGCTGTGCTTTCCAGTTTTCAAACGCCAGTGTGATGGCTGTCTGTGACATAAAAACCTCCTTACAAACTCGCGCTGAATATTGCGCTGCGGGCTTCCGTCCCTGCTAACGTCGCCGGGTAAACCATATATTCCCCCTGATCCCATCCAGCCCTGATAACCAGGCTTTCAGACGTGATCACCTCAAACTGATAACGGCGGCATGTTCGCCCGTACTGGCGGATTATCTGGATCAGCAGCTGCGTGTTGTCTGCAATCTGGCTGTCTGTAACCCGAACAAGAATTACATCCCAGTCGATATCCGGTTGCCGTTCTAACAGCTCCACATAACCAATCCCCAGCCGTTCAAAGATATTGATAAACCCCTCTACTGAACCGGCATCCCGCGCATTCACAAAGGCAAAAGCCACGCGTTTGCGGAACAGAGGCAACGGTTCACCATCAAAACGGGTTATATCCCGGTCATAAGCCAGCAGGTTCAGTAATGCCGGTGTACACGTCAGCGGATCAAACTGATTCGTTGGCCAGGTAACCCAGCCGTAAACCTCAGCCCAGAACCGCCGCGCCGTTTTCAGCAATTTCCCCGGTTCGCCTTTATTCATCCAGGAAGGCAAGACCATCCCGGCCAGCTTTTTCATGAACTCATTCATTCTCAATATTCACCGTCAGTGATTTCAGACGCGGCACGCTAAGTTCACTGGTAATGTCTCCCAGCGAAAATGTCAGTGATTCTGTCTGCGCAAAGGTTTTATGAATTTCCCGCCCCAGTTGCGAAAAGGAAAACCGTGAATATGGCCACGTCTTTCTGACGTCATAATCAGCATTTTCACGAAAGGCACAGCGGATCATGTTCTCAATGCCGCCCTTCAGCGTTTTCACCTCTTCGTCACTGAAGTTGTTTAGATTTTTGACATAAACAGTGACGGCCAGATCGTGAAGCGTTTCCGGCATGGGATAACACTGCATATCATCACCGTGCCCGTGATGTCCCAGCGTGTTGATATAGTCATTCACCGCATCCACGAACGGCGCTGATGCCACCCCACTGTCCAGTAATAAAAAGGCGTTGGCTGTTCCTGGCCCCCTCGGTGCTTCATGCTCAAAGAAAATCCGATCTATACTCAGCCCGGCAACACTGGCGATCATTGAGCGATAGACCGCATCAGTGTGGTAATTCCCCACAAGATTAAACTGATTGCGGCAACGCTCGCGCAGTTCATCATCACTTTCCTCGTCAGCCCCCGGTACGGTCAGCCAGTTTTCCTCACTGACCACATGGCTGATACCACTGACCGCCACCGGCAGAATGCGGTAATATCCAGGCGCAAGGTTATACGCGCCCCCGGTGCCGGTGGCTTTCACCGGCAGTAATGCGCTGGCCGCACCGGAAGCGATCACCACATCCTCAGTGGTGGCCACCTCATAAACTCGCCCGTTAATGCGTTCTGTCTGGATAACCGTCCCGGCTTTCACCGTCACCACAGCTTTTGCATCTTCTTTGAAGAAGCGGATCACCCCATGTGCAGCGCTCGCCGGTTTTGCCGTGACGTTCACCGCCCAGGCCAGCAGACGCAACATGCTCCCGCTGGCTGTGGCCACAAACATATTGGCCAGCACGGTTAACACCAGAACGTCTTTAAGCCACATCACCGGGGCAGTCACAATGGCGGTGATTAATCGCCAGAACGGTGACATTCGGGATGTATTGGTGATAATTCCCTCATCTGCTGCAATTGCATTGAAGCGTTCCCGCACTTCGGCTTCCGTTACCGGCATACCGCTGTCTTTCACCACTTCTTCAAAATCAACCTGCGGTTTTTCCGTCATAAATCCACCTGCGCAGAGATCCCGCCAAAATCGTATGTACTCGCGGTTACCCACAGCCGCTTCTGACTTTCTTCACTGATTTCCACCGTACCCGGCACAATGCGTTCATCATCTTCAATCAGTAATTCCATGCGGGTAAAAATATCCGCTCTCATTGTCGGGCTACGTTCGGCGATTAATTCCGTCGCTAACCCGCTTTCAATAATGGAATGAATAATGTCCTGCCCGATACTTTTTCGGTTATTACATAATTCAGGTTCATTACCGGTATTCAGAACAAAGTCACCGCCCTGAATCAGCAAGTCGATATAGAGAACATTACTCATGCGCCAAGCTCCTGCCATTCCATAAGCTGGGATGGAGAAAGTGCTTCTTTGGTATGGAAATGCACTTCACCAATTTTCCGGCTGTTATCGGTTACGGATTTACTGTTGCTGCTGATTGTTTTGCTGATACCACCTTTATCCACACCTTTTAAATCACCACCCGTCGACAGTGTATTTCCGGTTAATGGCTGCGTGGTTTCACTGGCCAGTGAAATATCCACGCCGGGAATTTTATTCAGTTTCTGAACAATCCAGTTCCACGACCTAAGAAATCCCCCTTTGATTGACTTCCAGACATTATCAAACAACGACATAATGCCGGAGGCCATCCCCTTTAACGCCTCAGACGGTGAAAATCCTGTCAGCAAAGAAATAAAGCTGTTCCATCCTTCACTGATATATTGCCAGGCTGAAGCAAAGATCCCCGCCAGCCATTTCACCACGGTGGCACATGTCCGGAAGGCTTCGGTATTCATCACCGCTGCTTTTATCGTATCCCAGTGCTTAACCAGCAGATAACAACCGGCAACCAGCAGCGCAATGGCACCAATCACAAGCAGGATCGGCCAGCTCATCAGATTGATACCAATTCCGGCCATTATTGCGGCCATGCGTACCGCCAGTAACGCACCGCGCAAAAACTTCAGCGTGGTATTCCAGGCGATTACCGCCATTTGCGCCAGCCAGACAGTGGCCGTGTAGATTTTCGTAACCGCCGTTAACGCCACCCAGATCCCGCGCAATCCCATCATGATGAACCTGGACACTCCCATCACGATATTGGCCACCGCACCCACGGCGGCAAAGCTCAGTAGTGCCATCGACGCATAACCAATCACACGGGCAATGTTAGGAAATAACTGCATCCAGCGGGCAAAGGTCTGCCCCATATCCGCCAGGCGATTCAGAACCGGATACAGTACCGGGATCAGCGTCAGCCCGATCACGGTCTGAATGGCTTTCAGGATTTGCACAAAGCGATCCCACGGCTTAACCATTTTTTGTGCCATTTCCTGGGTACGCTTCAGGCCGTCCGCGCCGCCCAGTTCGGTGATGTTCCGCTGAAGTAACGCGACATTGCCGTAAAGATGTTTAACCACTGCCGAACTGTCACCAAAGGCTGCATCCAGCTCCGCCTGGGCTTTCAGGTTCCCTTCAAGGCTTTTGCCATATTTGCCCTGCAACTTGATCAGCATTTCAGGCATGGACAGCATTTTGCCGGTGGAGTCAGTAAAGGACAGCCCCAGCTTTTTAGCGCCATCAATCGCACTGGTCATAAACCCTTCATAGGCGCTGCTGGCTTCCGTTCCCAGTGTCCGCTGAAGTTGCCCCAGAACGGCCAGCTGTTCATCCAGCCCCACACCGTAGTTAGTCCCAACGCCACGCGTACCTTCCATCAAATCCTTGATAGTGGCCATTTCTGTGCCAAAGGTTTTGCGCATATAAACCATCTTGCCCGCCAGCTGCTCGGCAAATTCAACCTTGCCCAGTCTGGCGGCATCGGCGGAAAAGTTACCGAACATCTGCCCCATAAATTCCGCCGTGTCCGCCGCTGTGGACTTGAGCGCAAAAGCCAGGGTATTGGCGATTTTCGTCACCTTCGGCAGTTCATTACCCGTCAGTCCGGCAATGGAGGCGTTAATATTTTCCGTGGATTTAACGAACTCCACCGCGCTGGCACCATAGGTTGTACTGAAGCGCAGGGCATCACGCTGAACGGTCTTAAGCGCGGAATCATCGATACCTTTTGCGGCGACATCATTCAGCGCGTCATACATTTCAATTGCCGGTGATAACGCGCCCCTGATCGCCATCCCGACACCGGCCAGCGCCATCGCGCCGCCGCCAATCTGCATAAAGGCCGCTTTTGATTTTTCCGCAAAGCCGGTGACATTACCCTGCGCCTGTTTTAACGGGCGGGATAATTTATCAATCAGGCTTAATGTAAAATCTAATTGTTTCATTCAGTGCCTTTAAATGCTTTTGCCACACCATTGGCCACGGCTATTCCTGTATATTCCCAGTGCCGATTATCCAGCCATATAGCGGCGGCGATATCGTCAACAGAGTCCTGACCATGCGGTAAATAATGACGGCGTAGAATTAAATATTGTTCGAGTCCATTTCTTTCAATTTCATGGACTCGCTTTGTCAGTTTTTTACTTCAATTTCCAGTTCTGGCGCATAAATATCATTTACTTTGCCAACCAGTTGAAGTGCAGCACCCGGACGCTTTAATACTTCGGTCAGTGCTTCTTTACTTTCCGTTGCCACAATTCGCGTCAGATAGTTATGTGCCGGGGCAACTTTATTATCCATCGCCATTTCATTAATAAATTTGTTGTAGGCGGTCTGATTTGGTTCAAAAACAATATCAACACCACAAACACACAGTTTAATTTGTTCCATCACTCATACTCTCTCTTAAATTAATTTCGTCCACTAACTGATTATGACGCGCAGCACACTGGCCATAAATTTCAGGATAAATTGTCAGTAATTCCGCTGCGTCTTTTCCTGTCGTACCGTTCAGGCGCGGCAGCTGCGTGGTGCATTTAGTTTTCAGGTTTTCCTGATAACGCACGCTCGGTACCAGCTGCGGCGCTGTTGTACATGCTGACAAACTCATCAGACAGACAACGATTGGTAAAAACGGGCTTAAGTATTTCCGTGCGTATCTCACGCGGTGCCACATTTTTTAACGCCTCCAGTTTATCTTCCAGCGCTCTGGCTGAATCACTGGCAATGCCCTGCATTACTTTTCGCGATTCATTACCGGCCACCTGCGCCACTGTATTGATCGCCAGCTCTAAGCTGTCACGCCGCCAGTCAGCGGTCAGCCAGCCCCAGACAAACGCCAGCGCCACCACAACCAGCCACTGCCCGCTGCTCATCAGCGCACCCCGTTATGTTCCAGGCTGAAATGATTACCATCAGGTCTGGATTTGAAGCGTCCGCCCCAGGAACCACCCAGTGATTCCCAGTATTCCCCCAGTGGCAGATAATCTTCTGTACGGGTTTTGTACTGACCGTTCACGAACAGATTGAAATCCACCGCCAGCCGCTGGGTGTGCAGGCTGTTAGAAATGCCGCTGCCTTTCTTCGCATTCAGCGCGGCCTGTTCTGGTGTACGGTAAGCCTCACCGAACGTCAGTCTGTAGCCATGTTCTTCTGCCCAGTGGATCAGACTGGCCACCATGACTGTGAATAATTGCTGTTTTTCACTCAGGGTCATTTGTCTTGCTCCCGTTCTGCTTTCCCGCTGCACGTCTGCGCAGCCACACTTCCACCGCCTGATAACCGGCAATCCCCAGCGCCGCCCCCAGCCCCTGAATGGCCAGCGGGCTGGCATCCGGGATCTGAATTAGTACCGCCCCGGCCACCACTGAAACCAGACTGCCCAGGATCACGCGACCGGCAAACAGGCGCGGCGTGATTGGGTCATTACTGGTCAGCACATTGCCGATGGCAATCAGTGCGCCAATGATCAGCAGTGAATAAAGGCTCTTTTCATGTTCCTGCATCCCTGCCCCTTATCCGATCAGGTTTTCTGTGGCTTCCGCTTCCAGATACGGCACACCGTTGATGTTGACGAATTTCGGACTGGTCACGAAATATTTGATTTTGTGCGTGCTCACACCGCCACCTTTCGGATCAATATCCAGCAGGTTGCTGACCTGCAATTTATTGCCGAACGTCTCCACCTTCATTTCTTCGCTACTGGCTTTGGCATAGAAAAGAAAATCAAGTGGTGGAAGCCCACGCCATGAACCCGCTGCACGGGCTTTGGCTGTCAGCACCTGAAGTGTTTTTGAACTGACTTCAATTTCCCCCTCAGCGGCAACATCGCCATCCACATATCCATCAGGGACGCCACGCGTCTGGGCGGCAGCGCTGTTATCCGTAATATCGAGCGTGATTTTCTCGATATGGATCAGATCGCCGTCCATATAGGTGTCAAACGACATACCCGAAATACGTTTGGTCATGCTGTGGCCTCCAGACTCGCATCCAGTAACAGACTGATGGTGATTTGCAGCGGCACTTCCCAGGTGCGCACCACAATGTAAATATCCACCGCCTTTTTGTTTTTCCAGACAATGGTCACATCACCATCCTGCGGCGGCTTCACTTCACCCGGAAATGACACACCGTTAATGCTGGCCGCAGTGGACATTTCACGCAGTGGACGGGCAAACAATGTCTGATGTGCTGCGGTACTTCCCGGCGTGCTGTTCAGCGAGCGATCCGCGATTTTGCTGATAGCCAGCAGACGAACACGGCGGGCAGCTTTATCCGCAACGCGCAGGGTTTCAATCGACTGATAATCGCCGCCCTCAACATCCAGCGTGCGGCCATCTGCCCAGTAAAAACCGTCATAATCCGGATACCACATCGGCACACTGAAACGCTGTGCTTCAAGCGCCTGAAGTGTGGCCAGTTCCAGCACTTCTCCGGTACCATCAATCGGCATCTCATCACTGCCCAGATTCATCAGAGCACCGGTTTTAACCCGCGCCGGACTGTCAGCAATGGTTACCGCACGGCTACACAGGCGACCAGCCAGCACGCCCGGTTCATTTCCCCACAGGCGGGGAACCAGCTGCACTGCCTTTTCTGCAATGCCATCCTGAAGGGTGGCCATGCGTACCAGATAATCCGCCTGGGCTTCTTCGTCCTGCATTCCCTGCGCGGCCAGGATAAACCACACCCAGCGGCCATACTTTGAAATCAGGGTGGATCGTAACGTCACGGCCTGATTTACCTGCGCTTTAGCGGTCACATCGTCAGACAGCACCACGCCTTCCACAGAGCACACCACCTGCGCGGCCAGAACCGCTTTCACCCAGGCATCTGCCTCCGCGTCAGCTGGCAGAACGTGAATGAACCCCCACCAGTTCTGGCCAGCGTTCGCCAGCGCAGCCAGAACATCATTTTTCAGCGGGCTGGCTTCCTCGCCCAGCAGTGAATCAAAATCACTCTGGGCATTCACCGCCAGCGTTTTCCCCACATTTTTGGTACCCGTACCGATAAACAGCAGTGTGCGTTCCACCTCATTGGTTTCGCCCATCAGCTGATTTACCTGGTTTACGGTCACAATTGGCCAGGTCATGCTTTCCCCTTAATATCCTGCGCCTTAACGTCCCAGCCAAAGCCTATGGCCTGAAGCTGACGCGCCAGCGCCTTGTCAAATTCATCATCATTCATGCCCAGAAACACACGAGCAGGAAGATCCACTGTCCAGCTGGTTTTCACGGCTTTATTACTGAGTTTTCGAATCAGCAGCCCCGCTTGGCTGTATGGCATCGTTTTGGTGATTTCGCCCAGTGTGGGCTTTTTCCATCTCTTACCGGTTTTCACCCGGTATCCCAGCGCCCGTAATTTTTTGGCCTGGGCAGGCGTCGCCATTTTCCCGGCCTCTGCCTTCCGTGGCTGATTACTGCGGCTGACCTTTACGCGCATTCCGTTTTGTTGCGCGTAACCCACCGTTCCGGCTGGTACCGGCGTTTCCCCGTTCCGGTATCCGCCGCCCTGTAAATAGATCCGCACAGCCTGAATTTCTGGCATTTCACGGATATGCAGCAGCTTTGGCAGGTTGCGCAGCATCTTCCCTTTGCGTTTTGTCTTACGTCCCGGCCACTTCTGGCCATCCGGGGATTCCTGATTGCGCACATGCCGTTTTGCCGCAGCAATCACGCCATATTTGGCCAGACGCCAGATCAGACGCTGCCGTTTTCTCGGCGGCAGCTCCATGCTGGCCAGTGCCTTGCGCAATTCGGCCAGCTGTTTTTTATTCAGCTCGCCACCGGCAATCATTCGCTATCCCCCACCGGCGCTCCAGCCTCATCCAAGCTGTAAATACTGGCGGTCAGTGCCGTCCAGATTTCAGGCTCAACCAGTGACCAGCGCTCACCCCGCCACGGAATAGCCCCGTTTTCGTCCTGCCTGATCACCAGTTCTTCCACCATCGGAACAGTCAGCACCACAGTGGCCACTTCCTCATCCTCCACCGACACATCCCAGTCAGGTTCAGCTTCACTCAGCCCCACTTCATCCAGTAGTTCCCTGTCAGCATCATCCAGCCACGCAGCCAGTAAGGACATAAGCAACTGCGGCGGGCAAAGGCGATATGGGAAACGCTCCCAGCTCAGAACTGCGTCATATCGGATAACCGCCTGGCGATATTGTCCCAGCCCGTAATCCTTCGCCGCAGGAATGAACTTCATCTCATCCAGCACACTGTCAAATGACTGCATCGCGCGGGGCGGGACATTCTCTTTAAAAAATGCGGTAAGGCTCTGGATCTGCGTCTGGCTCATACTTTTTTCACCGTTGCCCGTTTCAGCCCTTTCATACGGCGGATCACCACCGATGCTTCAGCCAGTAATCCGGCGCGGGTGTCCATGCTTTCCTGTCCCGGATGGGTATCACGCCGCCCGATTGTGGCAAACTCCCCCAGCAGATCCGCTTTCGCCCTGGCAAAAACGGCCTTCATATACTGGGCGCACAGGCTGTTCAGTCCGCCCATTTTTACGCCCGGTACCTCTGCCGCCAGCGTGTGGCCTTTCGCTTTCCAACTGGCCTCCACGTTTTCCAGCTCCGCATTCACCTCCGCCACCGCTGCAAGCAACGCCTGGCTGATGGTGTCAGCGTCAATATCTGGCGGTAGTGACCGCTGCGCCTGAAAATCCTTCAGATTCAGATCTGGCCAGAATCCGTTATTGGTCAGCGGTTCATCCTGATAATCCAGCGGCTTTCCGCTAAACATAAATCCCCCGAAAAAGGCGGACTGGCCGGTTTCCACGGCGCAGTTACACACAATGTGTTCTTCCCTCCACCGCGTCCGCTTGGCTTGCGGTAGTCTTTTTAGTGCTCAGTATTAAAAGTGTGAGTATGTGCGCCTGCGTTATGGTTATATGCACTCACACTATGGCTATGCGCCCCTACAGAATGGGTATGTGCGCCGCTCAGAGAATGGCTATGTGCACCTGCACTATGGGTATGTGCCCCCACAGAATGGGTATGTGCCCCCACAGAATGGCTATGTGCGCCTGCGCTATGGTTATATGCACTCACACTATGGGTATGTGCACCTTGTAAATGGCTTTCTTTCATTTGTTGTTATCCTTGAGTTGTCAGTTTTCGGATACGGGCGGCAATTGTCTGCCGCGCCGTTCTGACGCCAATTTTTGAGTAGTGTTTTTCTGCAATAGCCAGCAGCTGATCAGCTTTTTCCAGCGTTTCAATATCATCCACGCCCGCCGCCGTTTTCTGTCCATCGTCATTGCGTAGCAACTCCAGACCGGCAAACCTGAACCATTTGGCCGTCACCTGCTCATGCAGTCGCCAGGTGTTTGCCACCCGCTCAAACGTGCGGGTGAAATAAGGCTCAACACTTTCCCCGCGCCCTGCAGTTTCCTGCGCCCATTCCAGCATCGTATCCGCCACAAACGTGGGGAAATTGCTGCGCAACCGCTCCGGGGTTGCCTGCTGCTGACTGATTGCAATGTCAGCCCAGTCCAGCGCCTTATCCAGATCGCCCACGTCAAACAGCCAGATAACACACCAGGCGAAAACCGGATTTGCATACACCTGGCCACTCTCCAGATAGGCTTCCACAGTGGGAACCCAGCGCGGCAACAGCACATCACGTTTATACTCGACGCGATCGGCAATGGTAGGCAGACTTCGAACATGTTCCACATCCGTTTCCAGCGCCCTGATCAGCAGGTGCATACTTTCCGTGGTTTCCAGTGCCTGGCTGCGCTTCAGCTTTTGTTCCATTGCAATACGCTGGCTGTGACGCTGCGCGGGGGAAAGTGCCATTTATCAGCCCTCCACCGGTTCGGAGACTTTGCCGATTGTCACAGCGGATTCATCAATGGCTGCATACAGCTCCGGCACTTCCACCGCGTAACCTTCATTGCGCAGGTATTTGTTTTCGAACTGCTTACGATCTTCAACAAACTCCGCCTTACGCATACGGGTATTGCGCTGGGTGTAGATGTGCAGGTTAGAAAGTGGCGTAACCACCATGCGTTTACCCGGCATAAACGGCGGGATAATGGCCTGACGGCCAGCAATGGTGCTCCCCAGCATCTGCGCAGCAATTTTTTCAGTCGGACGGTCTGCTGCCTGATACAGTCGGTACTGTTCAGCAGCGACCAGATCGGCACCGACCAGGACAACCAGACGCGGGTCATTGCGGAACTGTGCCGAGATTTTGGCGTTAATCAGATCGGACGCCATTGCATCCAGTGACTTGTAATCCCCGGCCTCATCGAGCACCACTGGATCGGTCATAATCTGATTGCCGTCCAGCAGCGTTTTCATACGCTCATGCCAGCCGATGTTTACATCTTCACCGTTCGGGTTATCCGTTGGATTCGTCGTTTTTGCGCGACTCTTACCGTTAAAACCAATACGCAGCATATCCAGCGCAAAAGCCTGTGTGGTAAACGCCTGGACCAGGTTGTAAAACTCGTTTTCGTCCTTACCGGCATTTGCCCAGACCGAAAGCAGATCCCAGCGCAGTGCGGCGCAGCTGTCCGTTTCAACCAGTGAGTAGTCATTGCCGTCCACGCCAACCTGACGAACAAAGCGGCCGTTTTCACTGCGGCCGGTATGCAGCACTGAGGAACCGACAGAAATCACCTGGCCACTCAGCTGGTCAACGTCCAGACAGGTGATCATGTTCAGGAACTCCACGGACTCCAGCAGCGCCAGACGCAGCGCATTTTCCTGCGGGTCATTCAGGGAAAAATAACGACTGGTATCACGTGCGCCAAACTGCTGCGCCATACCACTCGAATATTTATCCAGTAAATCCCGTGCACGGTTATTAAGGTGCATAAAACTCCCTCGCGATTAAGCGATAATAAAAATGTTTTGTACTAATTAACGTCAGAACGTATTACAGGAAATTAAATTTACCCGCTTTTTCTGAAATCTTACGCCCCGGTGTACGGGTGGATTTATTACCCAGATCGTTAAAACGTTTAACGATATCTTTTGCATTATCACGAATAGCCGCAAATTCTTCGGTATCGACCACTTCCGCAATGGTATCCACATCACCCTGAACATCATTCAGCTGATTTTCAATTTTGGCCACACGGCCTTCCAGTTCGTTTACCGCGTTGGCCAGCGCCTGTAACTTATCATCACCCTGCGCGGCATCATCAGGCGGCGTTTCATCTTCAAACTTTGGCTTAATACCAAACAGTTTCTGCCAGTTCTTCATTCTTGCTTCCTGTTTAATTTTTCCATCACGGGAAATTACACAGCTGTAATATCCCTGCTTTGTTAATTTATTGCGCCGACTACTAAAGCGCAGCCGTGTGGTGCCAACGCTAGCAGGTGTATCTGCTACCGCCAGCCCTTTCAGGTAAGTACGTCCGCTACCACGCCAGTTCTCATCCGGTTCAATCGAGAAGAACAGGAGCTGATCTTCATGGTTGGCGAAAATTAAACGCATATTCGGGCAAAGGCTGACATAAAGCCGCGCCAGTCCGTCATCGCCATCATGCCAGGTGGCCTCCAGCACCTCCCCAAAATTACCGCAATCATCCTCGTGTTCTGGCCAGATCAAAGCGACATAGTGGTTATAGTCATAGGTTTCCCCCATATCGATAATCCACTGGCGTTTAATTTCTCTGCCGTCAACGGTATCCCCTTCGGTAGCAACACACAGCCAGTCAGTTTTTAAATGCGACATATCCCCCCTGATTTATTCACCGACGCTGCAAATCAATTATTGCCAAATAAAACCACCACCGCATCACGCTTTATTCTGAACAGTTCGGTTATCACGTATTACCGAACAGACGCGAATTAACACCACCGTTTTTTCATAACAGCCACGGCATAATTATCCGCATGGCTAAATACTCAGAAGAACTAAAAGGCGTTGTCCGCGCACTTTATTTGCGCCGCTATACGCCAAAAGAAATTGCATCAGAACTAAATCTGCCGAATGCGCGGATCGTTTACTACTGGGCTGAGAAATACAGCTGGGCTGATTTACTCAGTTTTGAAAGCACAGAGGAGGCAATTGAACGTCGCTACCAGCTGCTGGCCAGCCGCGATAATAAAACCGATCTAGACCTCAAAGAAATGGACATGCTGATTGCCCACGCCACAAAGCTACGTGCTCAAAGCAATAAGCATAAAGAAAAGATGGCCAGCGGCCAGAGTAACGGGCAGGCAGCTGCGCGCGACAGCAACAGCGATGAACCGCGCCCCAAACGCAAAAACAGGAAAAACGATATTTCTTCTCTGACTCAGGCGGATTTTGACACCTGGGCGGAAGAACATCTTTTTGAATACCAGAAACACCTGCGCAGGAACATCGGCCAGCAGGTCAGGAACATCCTTAAAAGCCGCCAGATCGGTGCCACCTGGTACTTTGCATTTGAAGCCTTTGAAAACGCGGTCATGACAGGCGATCCGCAAATCTTCCTGTCTGCCTCCAAAGTCCAGGCGGAATACTTCCGGTCTTACATCGTCAACATTGCAGAACAGTATTTTGGCATCACGCTGACCGGCAACCCGATCCGCCTCAGCAACGGCGCTGAACTGCGTTTTCTCTCAACCAACAAAAACACGGCACAGTCCTACAGTGGCCACCTGTACTGTGACGAATATTTCTGGGTGCCTAACTTCGCCAGGCTTAACGAAGTGGCCAGCGCAATGGCCACCCATGACAAATGGCGTACCACCTACTTTTCAACGCCCTCAGCCAAAACGCACCAGGCTTACCCGTTCTGGACGGGTGAAGAATGGAAACAGGGCAGCAAAAAACGCGCGGCCGCCCAGTTCCCGTCCTTTGATGAAATGCGTAACGGCGGGCGGCTTCAACCTGGCCAACATCGAGAAGCTGCGCAACCGCTACAACACCGCCACCTTCAACATGCTCTATATGTGCGTGTTCGTAGACAGCAAGGATTCCGTATTCAGCTTTTCAGACCTGGAAGCCTGCGGCGTGGAGGTGGATACCTGGCAGGATCACAATCCGGACGCTGCGCGGCCATTTGGTGACAGGCCAGTATGGGGAGGATTTGACCCGGCACGCAGCGGCGATTTGTCGTGTTTTGTGATTATTGCCCCGCCGATGTACGCCGCAGAGAAATTCCGCGTTCTGAAGGTCATTAACTGGAAGGGCATGAACTTCCGCTATCAGGCCAGGCAGATCGAACTCCTGTTTAAAAAATACAACTTCACCTATCTGGGAGTGGACGTTACCGGTATTGGCCAGGGTGTTTTTGACAACATCCAGCATTTTGCCATGCGCGTGGCCGTCGCCATTCGTTACGACATGAACACAAAAAATCAGCTGGTACTGAAAGCGGCGGACGTGGTGGAAAGTCAGCGTATTGAATGGGACAAGAACCTGAAAGAGATCCCGGCCAGCTTTATGGCTGTACGCCGCACCACCACGCAAAGCGGTAACGCCATGACATTTGTCGCTGACCGCAGCCAGGACACTGGCCACGCGGAGGCGTTCTGGGCAATTACCCACGCCCTGCATAACGAACCACTCAACTACGAAAACAAACCGAAATCCCGCTGGGGTGTAAGGAAAGAGGCTGCATGAGTAAAAAAACCGCTTCGTTAAGCGCAACCCGCGCGGCGATAAGTCCAAAAAAATGAGCATCATCACATTCGGCAAACCGGAACCTGTCCTGACCACCGGCACGGATTACCGCGACATCTGGTACGACAATGCCGCAGATCACTTTACCCAGCCGATTGACCGGCTGGCACTGGCACAGCTTATCAATCTGAATGGTCAGCATGGCGGCATCATCCACGCCCGGAAAAATATGATTGTGTCTGATTATATGGGCGGTGGCCTGACTTACGACCAGCTGGAAGCCGCAGCGTTTGACTATACAACCTTCGGGGATATTGCGATTGGCAAAATCCGCAACGGCTGGGGGGATGTGATTGCCCTGGAACCTTTACCCGGCCTGTATATTCGCCGCCGTAAAGTCAGGGACAACGCCACAGACCAGCCCGGCGATTATGTGGTGTTACAGGATGGTGAACCGCAGGTATGGCCGCAGGAAGATATCATTTTTATCAAGATGTACGACCCGCAGCAGCATATCTACGGGCTGCCAGACTATATCGGTGGCGTACACTCGGCATTGCTTAACAGTGAAGCCGTGATTTTCCGCCGCCGCTACTACCACAACGGCGCTCATACTGGCGGCATTCTCTATACACGCGATCCCAGCATGACGGATGAAATGGAAGAAGAAATTGAACAGCAGCTGCGTGACAGCAAAGGTATCGGCAACTTCTCGACCATTCTGGTGAACATACCTGGCGGGGATGGGGATGCAATCAAGTTCATTGAAATGGGGGATATCTCTGCAAAAGATGAATTTGCCAACATCAAAAACATCAGCGCACAGGACATTCTCAACGCACACCGCTTTCCCGCTGGGTTGGCCGGAATTGTCCCGCAGAACACCGCTGGCCTGGGGGATGTTGAAAAGGCGGAAAGGATTTACAAGAAAAGCGAAATAGCACCTATTCAGCGCCGATTTATGACTGCCGTGAACAACGATCCCGAAATACCGAAACGTCTGCACCTTCACTTTGATTTAAGTTACACAGAATCAACGGATAAGGATGCGGCATGAGGCGAAAAAGGCTAAAATCCAAGCATCATTTAACAGCTGGAGCATGGAATATGCGAGTTCTGAAAATCGAATGCCCGGAATGCGGCTCAAAGGCTGTTATTCGTAAAACAAACCGGAAGCACCGGCAGATTGCGGATATTTACTGCGCCTGTTCAGATGTGGAGTGTGGCCATACGTTTGTTATGAATCTGACGTTCTCCCACACTCTCAGCCCCAGCGCGAAAACAGGTGATGCGATGGTTCAAGTCCTACTTAACAACTTATCACCGTCTCAAAAACAGATGGCACTGGATTTACTGAAAGCCACACCCGCGGCGTGAGGATATCTCCTGTTTGAGTCATCACTTATGCACAGAATGCTCTTTCTAGACCCATGACAGTGATCTCTGATATCTTTTCATTATAAGATCAGTGCGTTAAATTTTTTGCATTATATTATTACCTAAAATTGGTGCAGGAGATCTCCTAGAATGTTTGGTTCAAAGCTTGTAACTAAACTGTGGGAAACCACAGCAGAAAAAGGTATTGGTGCTTTATGTAAGCCCTGGCAAATGCGTAGAGAGGGAGTTGCCAGTTTAGAAATGGAAAGAAAAAAAATGTTAGTTCTGGCTCAAACAGAGATGGATGTCGAGAACATAAAAAGCGGAAAAGCCATCGTTTCGTTAAATGATCTAAACAATCCCAAATTGATTTCATTAGAAAATAAACAAGAGTATGATAATTCAGGTTCAATGGAGCCTTACATAGATTTCGATAACTTAAAAAACGCAGTAAGTACTCAACTCATTGCAAATGAAGTTCAAAAAGAAATAAACATTGCCAAGTCATTATTTGTTGCTGAAGAAATACTTTCTGTTGATCAGTCTGAGCCTACTGCTGAAAATATCGAAAATGATTGGTTGCTAAGGTGGAGAGATAGTGCTGCGACAAGTAGTTCTGAGAAGCTACAGGATTTATGGGGAAGAATACTTGCAGGTGAACTAAAAAGCCCGGGGTCGTATTCATTAAGAACTGTTGATTTCATCAAAAACCTGACACAAAAAGAAGCAAATAAAATACAAAAACTATTCTCTTTCCTCTTTCTTGATAGAATTATCAAGGGGGAAAAAGGTAGTTCTAAATTCGACAATGAATACTTAGATAATGAACTGAACTATAATTTTTTATCTGAGATGCAGTCACTCGGAATCATTGCTGGGGTTGAGTCAATGGGATTAGCCTCAACTTTCAAGTCTCTTAGTGAAGAAACCTTTTTTTATTATCATATGTATAATGATAAAGTAATGCAGATTAAACATGACGATCCAGAGAAAGAACTTAAACTAAGGGTTTTAATTCTAACGCCACTTGGCCATGAGTTAAAAAGTTTATGCCCTGCTACAATTGATAGCATTTATCTCAATCATGTTATTGATGCGATTAAATCATTAGATTTTAAAGTTATCATTGGTGATTGCATACGTAAAGAAAATGGGGAAATATACTCTAAAAATGAAGTAGAAGTTTAAAAACGTAAAAAATCATATCCCCCTCACTTTTATCAAAATAAAGTGAGGGTTTAAGAGATATAGATGAATTTATAGTCAACTTACTATTAATCATCTTAAACACTATAACATTCGGCACCTTACAACTGAGATTATAGTATTGTCAATGAGTTAACATTCCCCATCAGATACTGGAAAGGCCCCTGACCTTGTTTTTTTTAAATCTTTTCTAAGATCGTGTCGCATTTCTCCTGCAATCTCACCAATCCAGGCCAAAGCGATTGTTTTCTCGCGCTGGTCACTTTCGTACACATGGGCAATTTTGGCCAATAACTCAATGCGCTCCAGCTGTGCCGACGCTTCCAAAAGATCCAT